TGCTTACGACTTGCTGCTTGAGACGTAGGAATTTTTTTAATGTTAGGTGTAGGGTAAGGAGTAGTCTTAGCAGTGCTTTTAATTACACCTGTGCTTCTGCCTTTGGGCTTATCAAGAGCTACGGCTTCTGCGTACATATCAGGGCCACGCTTCTTCTTAGCAGTACCAGCACTAGGGCTACCTGTCAATGGAGTCTTACGCTTAACGGGCTTACCTTTCTGCTTAGTTTTCATTAACTGATTAAGCTTGTATTGTAAACGACCAACTGTCTGCATAGACTTACCAGCTTTCTTAGCTGCTGCAATCTGTGCTTTTAATGATTTCTTTTCTGCAAATTCCGACATGATCTTTCCTTTAATAAAAGAAAGGGACTACCTAGAGTGTACTAAGTAGTCCCTATGTGATGGCTAAGAAGCCATAGTATTACCCAAGGAGAGCAATAGCGACTGCTGAAGTATCACGCAACACACCAGTACCATAGATGGTATCGCTGGTGAATAGATCAGCCAAGAACTCTTGCTTGTACTGAGTCTGTGAACGAACAGCCATTTGCTCAAGAAGGACAAAAGCATCCTTGTGCATAAGCATACCGATCTTAGCAGAACTATCAACTGGACAGTTGTTACTAATATAAACATCGATACCATACAAGTTGCCAATCTTACCATTAACGACAGTGTTACCAGTAACAAAATCAGAAGAGGTATAACGCGTTATACCCATGATAGAGTTACGAGCAGAAGGTGGAAGAACTAAAGAACGTCCGTCCATTGGTACATCTGCATCATCTAACATCTGAATTAAGTTACGGAAACCAGCATCGTTAAAGGCTAAAGCACCAGAACCAGCATAGTCTGTCAAATCACCATTAGCAGCGATCTTCTGAGCCTTAGCCCAGCTAGAACCATTACCGCCATTAGCAGACTTACCTAACAAGAATAGATCGTCTTCAACTTTCTTAGCTAAAGCATAACCAGCATCACCAGTGTAGAACTTACGCATAGAAGCCTGAGCTTGAATGTCAGTAATATCTTCGATCATGCGAGAGTATTCAAAGTGCTTGTTGATGCTTAGAGCCAACTGAGTAGCAGTCTCGTTCTGAATAGTAACTGCTGTGTTAGCAGTTTTAGCAACCGCAGCACCACGGGTAGGCTTAGGGATAAAAACTGTATCACCTTTCTTACCTTGCATTGACATCTTGTTTACTAGGTTTGCAATAACCAATTCCTTTTTATAAGCAGCGATGATTTCATCACTCCAAATCTCAGGGATAAAGTTAGCAGCAGTTGTGTTGTTTGTGTTACCGCCCATTGCGGGATAGACTGAAGTAGCCATTATGTATTCTTCCTAATTATAAAGTTAGCGAACTCTACCTTCTTCATATGCTTTCATGATAATATCATTGTTAGCAAGGTATCGTTCTGGTTCGTGTTGCATCATATGTAGTAACTCAGACCTCTTGAGGAACTTCTTAGTAGTCTCACCAGAACCTCTTGCTGAACCATTACTACCACTCTTAAGAGAACGCTTACGATCTCCTTCAGCAGCATTAGCGGCCTGTGCAATCAATTCCTGTTGCTCTTTCCATGTAGTAAACAGATCATCAGCAGCGTCAAAGTTAAACTCTGCATCTGCTTTCTGTAACTTGTTAGTTCGAGCCTGAGACTTACCTACCCACTCTTGGAAGCCAGTATCATTTACTATATCCATCGCATCTGGATGGGTTGCAAAGATCCTGTCACGGGACTCCATTCGCTCTAGCTTTTTCGTAGCTTCATTAGCTGCTTTTAAAGCTGGGTGGTTTGCTAATTTCTTATCAAAGCTTGCGTTAGGATTCTCTAAAAAATCCATGTCACTCACTTCTTCCTCTACTGGTTGTTTAGTGGCTGTTTGATTAACGATGTAATCATCTACCAGCTTTCTCAACTCACCTACTTCGTTGCCCTGACGACCTGCCATCTTCTCGGCTTCTTGGTGCATTCGGACTAACTCGGCAGCAGACTTCCCTTTATACTTATCAGGTACATCTTGATCATCAGTTTGTTCTATAGGGTCAGAAGCTGATTCAAGTGATTCTGTTAGGGTTTGGTATTCTTCACCATCTGCTAGTTGAGGTTCTTGGTTGCCATCTAAAAATTCTGCCATTTGTTGCTCCGTACTTTATAGTATTATGGAATTAATATTAATGAGGTTACTTCAGTAAGAAGACTCATGAGGTACTACGTTCTATCTCAATCTGTTTTTGGCGTTGCTTTGCCCATTTGATTGTAGCCCCTGCAAAGTCTCCTGAGTGGGGATCTAACTTACTCATAGGTGCAGCTAGTTGTCGATGAGACAGACTGTTACATTTAGAGCATACACTTTCCCGAATGTCAGAGTGACAAGCGGAGTGTACGAACTTCTCTTCAGTGTAACTACATTCACTACATTTGAAATCATAAACGCGAATCATTTACGAAATCCTCATAAGAGTTCTTGATACCATCTTCAAAACTTAATAGTTTTCCAATGATGTCTAATTGCCCTTGTCTGTAGTGTAATTCTTTTTCAGTTCTACAAGTGACCAGATCACGGAGAGATTCCTCCGATTCTGTAAAGTCTTCTAGTAGAAACTTCCATCCTTCTAGTTGGAATATATCAATCAATGATTCATAATATCTTTCTAGTTCTGGATCTGTATTTGTTGACATTGCGTTTTCCTTATGTTAGGGCGCGTTAGTAGTGATTGGAATGTAACACATAAAGTATTAAAAGTCAAGAGTTATTTTATTTATCTTGCATCTGCTTATTAACGATTGCTTCTTTACTTTCGATCTCTCGTTCTTTTAATACTAACTCTGCAATCTTTGCTCGTTTAAGAAATTCTTTTTCATCTACATCACCATCAGCTACATTAGTAGTGAGAACTTTCAAACGATCAGTCTCTGCATCCATTGGAAGTAGTTCAGTCTCAAGCGCAACCTTAGCTGCCCTAGCTTGTGACTCCATTGCTTGTCCTTGTAATACTGCAATGTATGCTTGCTTCTGTGCATTGTCTATTTGTGCTGCTTCTTGCGCCATTGGATCTGGTTGACTTGCTTCTGATAGTTTAGCAATTAGAGTCTCACGATTAGCAAGGTTCATATTATCAACAACAGACTTAACCAACTCAGGATACATTGGAGTATCAGGAGACATAGTTTGTAGTAGTTGTACTAACTGAGAAACCTCGTACTCACGGGCAATAACTCCTAGAGAACTAGAAGGAACAAACTTAAAGTCACCAGTAGGGAACTTGTCAGGGTGGTACTGCATGTAACGCCACGCACTCTGCTGTACAAACGGAATGAGGAAGCACTCTTGGAAGTTAATCAAGGTACGCTTGTGACGCTTGATGATAGCACCTAGGCCCATAGACACTGCACCAGCAGCAGCTTGTCCATTAACTACACCAGCCATACCAACACTGTCTACAGCACCAGTAGCATTCTGCACCATACGTTGTAGATGTTCAGCTTGGCTAAAGGTAATATTATCTACGTTACCAAAGTGCATAGGCTGTAGAATTTCATTAGGATTACCATTCGTGAGAATAGTTTTTCCTGGCTTTACTTCCATCTTAGCCCCACGAGGCATCCTAGAAGCGTCCATAGCCATCATTGGGTGGACAGTCAAGGCTAGAGCATCAATACGCGCACGTAACTCTGTGTCGAGTGCTTTCTGGCTGTTGTAGCCCTTCTCACAAACACCTCGTCCCCAGAATCTACTAGGTACTACGTCCCAAGGGAATGCAACTACAGGACGATCCTGCATCATGTAAGGGTTTTCTTCTAGCTTAAGGATGTTTGCGCCATTAGCTATGACTGCAACAACCTCAACATAGTTAGATCCGTTCTCTGTCATGGTTTCAGATAAAGAAATCTCTTCCTCATCTTCATCATAGGTGTAAGCGTCTAACAGTTCGCGTGGGATTAAACCATAGTATTTAGTTAATCGTACTCTGTCCGTATCATAATCATCAATATCATCTTGGGCATCTAAGAATGAATAGTTACTACCTTCACTAATATCAACATCCTCATATACACCCTCTTCAATCAACTGTTGTACTTGGTGGATAGGAACATACTCATCAATAGCTACACCTAAAGCCTCTTCAATAGAGGAAGCTGTTGGGTCTATTAAGAAGTTCTGTGGAAGTACAGGACGCACAGTGCAAGAGACTTCTTTAGTCTCTATAACACCAAAGGTAGCTACCTGACCATCCATAGCTGGCTGTGTAGAAGGAACCCTACGTGTCTTTTCCTGTACAACAACCTCACCAATGCCTGTACCAAACACAGCAGCGTTAACAATACACTCAGAGATAGCTTGTCGTGTCCTGTTCAGTGAGTATTCTTCTGTTAGTTGCTTACGTAGGTACTCAACATCTTTACGATCTGGATCATCTACATCATCACGTATGTCAAAGAATTGACCACGCCCAAATGTAGCCTCTTCTACTTCAGCAACACTGCTTTCAACAGCTTGCTGTAGTGCTGGACTGATTAAACGAGAGCGTTCACTCTTCCGCAAGGAATCATCACCTGACCATATGCCACGCCATAGGCGATTGTATTCGTCAAATCGTTCCTCATAGTTGGATTCAAAGTGATCGCGCCAGCCATCACATTTTTCCATGATCCATCCTTCTGCGGATTCGTCTATTCGTAATTCGTTTTCATCTGACATAATTAATATCCTGCGATAGCATCCATAAATTCATATTCATCTTCTTCGTAGTCATAGGCGTAGCTGATCTTAGCTAACTGATCAATATATGCTAACGAATCTATTAAATCATCGTGTACTAAGTGGTTAGGGAACTGAAATAGCTGGTCTAAGAACTCTGTATTCCACTCACCTTCGTTTAAAGTTATCTGACCATGCTCAAATCTACCCTGCAAGGCCCATATGATTCGGTCAGTCTTCCGTTTATTACCATGAGTCAACTCTTCTACACGAAAGAAGAACTGCTCTTGCTTCATTCTGTCTGTAAGGTAGGGATGAACTGCATTCTTTAATGCACCTTTCTCTACACCAATAGCAATGGGCTGGTAATCACGTACAGCTTGGAAGATTTTGTCGGCAGTCTTCTTAACATCCCATCGACCATAGATAATATTATCAACCCACCACCCATCAGGCCCAGCTTTGACAACAGATATGGACGTTGTATCCAATTTCTTCTGCTTAGACGTAGTAGCTTTCTCAATATCAGCAAAACCTGCAAGGTCAACAGAGATATAGTAGTCACCTTCATCAGGTTCTTCACTATCAAACGCAATCCAATCTTCTTTGAATATTGCGCCCCCTGCTGCCTCAAAGGATGCCAGAAATTCCTGACGAAATGCAAATGAAGACATACTACCTTTAGCTGCTTCAATCTCTTCGGGGTCTAGTAAGTTATTATCATAAGACGTAAAGTGCCAACTCTTAAAAGTAGGATCATCTCCTTGCCCGTGGCGGTATAGATCATAGAAATGGTTACGACCCATAGGAGTACCTATGAATATAGCACCACCTTTTTGGTCAGCTAGTGCTGGTCGTAGTATTTGTTCCCACACCTCTGGCTTCATGTCAGCATACTCGTCCATAACGAGAAACTTCAAGCTAACACCACGCATAGTCTCTGGTCTGTCAGCACCCTTGAGTGCAATCGTAGTACCATTGACTAGCTTAATCTGTAAGTTGTTTATGTGGCTGCTCTTGATAACAGTATGGCCTAACTCCATAAGAGTTTCCCACATGATATCTCTTGCTTGGCCTTGAGTAGGGGCAACATAAAAGACTTGGCCCTTCTTAGCCTGTAGTCCTTCTATAATCAATGACCATGCTGCCAGCCTACTCTTACCACAACGTCTACCTGCTGCTATTACCTTGAATCGTACAGGATCATTAAAGACCTCTTGCTGCCATTCAAGTAATTCAACTTTAAGATCAGACATTACTATTCAAGTGTCTCATATTCTTCAGGGGAGAATGTAAAAGCTGACCACATCCTGCGCATCATGTGTGGTTTAGACGGCTTCTCATACAAATCTGAAAATGACTTAGCTAAGGCTGTGGCAGTATTAGGATCTTCCATCTCTGCTTTTAACTCCTTACGATCATTTTCATTCATTGCTTGAACCCAACCAGCGTCTGCATTCTTTCGTACCTGCATAGGACGATCACCCATGATGGAACCTAGAGCAAAGTCTATTTGAGAAGACTTATTATCAACTTGCTCATTGTCTATTAACCATTGATTGTAGTATGGTTTCATATAATCAAACTGGAACAAACCATAACCATTACCACCCTTCTGCTGAGTGTCATGTTGGTATCTACCACCTGTCTCTATATCAATGTTAGCCATAACAGCACCTATAGCATCAGGGGATAATCCCTTAGCTTTCAGTAGACGGTACACTTCAGCAGCATGGTTAATTTCTTCAGACATCTTCGTACTCTCCTTCAACGGCATCGTCATTGCCTGCGTTGCCCACGATTGTAGTGTCACCACTAACACCAGTGATAGTAATAGAGACTGCATTCCTACCTCCAGTATCATTCTTCTTATCAAAATAAGAAATAGGTAACACTCTATCCATACACATCTTTAGGGCTGCTGATTGAACAGGATGACCATCTTCTAATGCTATTTCAATAACCTTAGAGATAACCTTATCACCACTCGTAGCTAACAACCTAGCCTTGAGTTCATTGATTCTAGCAGCATCCCCTTTGGGTCTACCGAGAGCATTCCTGTTTCCTTTCTTCTTGGCTGCAATGTCAGCTTTACGGGGACGACCACGCTTCGCTTTAACAACAACCTTTGGATCAACAATCATTCATTATCCTTAACGTTTCCCTATACCCGTATAACGTATAAGTTACTATTTAGTTCTATATAGCCTTTGAACAGAGTCATTGATCTTGTCGATTATAATTATAAGGATTATAGATTACAATACTTTGTTTCTGTTCTGTCCTATATAGTCAGAGGACTATA